TTACTCCTTAATTCATTATTACCGCCTAACCAAATGTATTCAACAACCGTCATTATAATGACGTAAACTAAAATACCTTTAAATAATAAAAATACGTTAATAACATTTTCATTATTTTCTCTCTAGTGTACAATTATTTAATCTGTATATCAGACAAAGTATTGTTCTACAGTTTAAAATCCGCCTGGGAATTTAACGAGATTGGCACCAATACCAAAACCAGCACCGGAACGTGCACCTACGGCTAAACTAGGAACGTATGTGTCAAGAATACTGAATGTGGCAGCAGCAGTCAAAGCAATGAGCGCAACCTCGTCTAAATTAAGACCTCTCTTGGGAATAGCATAGGCCGCGATGGCAACCATTAAACCTTCAACAAGGTATTTGATAGCTCTTTTAACTAATTCACCTAAATCTAACATATCGCCCAACATTATTTATATAATGTAAAAAGAAAAAATTATTATTGGTATTTAATGAATAAGCATTTTGTTGTATTTATATTATAGTTCACAAAACACTTAAATATTTATAGGCATACCTAATTATAATGAGTTTTTCTAAACCAATTGAACATTCAAATGAACCCTTCATGTCAAATAAAACTCCAGATAATATCACTCTAAAAACGAATGTGAACGGAACAGAAAACCCTAAATACGTTGATTTGTTGGACGAAGATAAGCCAATGGCTGGTCAAAAGTTTGTGTGTTTATCCTTTATTTCTCCTGAACACATTTTAAAGCAAAAAGACATGTTTTTGTTCGAGAATTTTATTAACAATTGGGATTATAGCAAGTCAATGGAAAAATTCACACAATTTCTGAACTTTCTATCTTATAAATATCACCTCGAATTCGATAAACTCACCAAGGATTTTCAGGAATTCGTTAAAGATGAGAAGGATAAGCTAATTACCACTACGATTGAAGACGATTACAAAAATTATTTGGATGAACATGAAGAACGTTTGGAAAAGCAATTCGGAGAGGAGCATGCGTTTCAAACATCTATTCGAGGTATCAAGGTAAGAGGTGTATTCCCTACACAACAAGAGGCAGAATTGAGATGTAAGATGCTAAGACAAAATGACCCTAATCATGATGTATATGTTGGACCAGTTGGAATTTGGGTACCGTTCCACCCCGAGGCATATAAGACGGGTCGTGTTGAATACATGGAAGAGACACTAAATGAGCTTATGAGTGAAAAGAAGAAGAACGAAGACAAGGCAAAGGACGAGTTTGATGCGCGTGTTAAGGAAACCAAAGAGAAGGCAATTGAAGAGAATAAGAAGAAGGCGTTGGAATCTGGAAATAAGTTGACACAAACAATTAACGAAAACGGAGACTTGATTTCTGTTGCGAATATGAATACTCAAGAGTCCGCCATGGGTGAAAATGTCACATTGGAGGACGTGAAGAACGAGCTCTTTGAAGGCGATAATATTGTTACTAGTACAACCACTGATCATGGTTTATCTGCGGTCTCGTCTTAATCGCGTAAAAAATTATAGGTCATTTACATAAAAATTGATCATTTTATTAATATATAAGTAATGTATTAATAAAATAATATGCCGTTCCCTCTCTTACTTGTAGTATGTATAATCGGCACAGTTGTAGCTATAATTGTAATAGAAAATATTGTCACTAGTATAAAGAATATTATAACTCGACGTCAAATTACCACATCAAATCCACCTTTAAGTTCAGTTGAAATCGTTTAATTTATTTATAAAACAATATAATCATAATTTGACTATATAGGTTACAATGGTAAGAGGAACAGATGAACAAGAAAAACAAAAGCGTAACTTGTATGAGAGAATACGAGAATATGAAATAGAAATTACTGCGTGTAAAAACCAAATAAATGATATAAACACATCTATTACACAAGACTGTGTCAAAAAGCACGGAACGCATGATTTCGTGTTAGAAGTAGAAGCCACTTTATATGGTGGTACATATTTCATTTGTAAAAATTGTGAGTACGAACGTTGAAGTAAATTAAATCGGGTCATCCCAATTATTTAAATCGTCATCTGGTAACTGAATCGCACTCGTAAAATTAGTAGATATATTTTTTGTTTTTATTTCTTCTTCCAACGATTTATGTTTTACTAAAGCGTTAAATAATTGCCGCCTATTATGTAGTACCAATGTTCGGTCTTTAATATAATTATCATTTCTTGCCTTGGAATCCATGATAGATTCAAATTCAGTGGTTAATGCTTGTTTTGTCTCAATCAAAATTAAATACTCTTCGTCCATGGCTATCTTGATTTTAGACCATTCGTTCAATTTTTCTGTTACATCTTGGTGTTCCCATAATTCTTCCTTTGTATGAGGACCTAATATATCCATTCTATATTCGATTTTATTATGTAAATTCGCATATTTCTCTCGTAAATTATGTATTCGTTCCTTTTGTTCATCGAATTTATAATATTTTGAAACGGATAAAATAAGACTTATATAGGTAGAAATTGTAATTCCTGATACGGATACAATTGATTCAGTTGTATCAAAGTAATTTTTTGTCGATTGTAAAAAACCAGAAACAGTTGATAATACAATAACTGAAATCTGAATATAACTAATATATGTATTGAGTTCGCTATATTTTATATCTAATAATCGTTTTGTCGATTTACATTCCTTTAAAATAAACATATTATTGTTAATCAAGGCATGTAATTCATTTTTAAATATAATAAATTCCTTAGTTTGCTTATAACTATGTCTGTCTTCTTCATTTGATTTTTGGTCAGTTGGTGGCTTTGATGATACTAACGCCTGAATTATATTTTCTGGAATATGCTTTTTCTTGATGTTCTCGGCGATTGATTTGGCTGCCTTGTTTATAACTTCGTCGTGCGCTTTATTTATTATTTTATCAGTAACTTCTAAATTAACAACGCTATTCGTAGGAATATCGTCTGTATTATTTGTTGCCGAAGGAACACTTTTTGTATTCTTACTCATTATATATAAGAATACAAAATAATTTATTTTTATTGTGAAAATATGGTGACATTACGTACATATGTTACGTTACCATTTATTCTTTTTAACTTGTATTTTAGGTCCAGCTCCACGTTTTTGAACACTATTTGGATCATATATTTCATCTTCGTCGTCACTATTAATATCCTTTGACAATTCCCAGAATTCTTTCGAACCTAATCTAAAATTACTATGGTTTTGTGCCTTGTACCAAAATATTTGGTCTTGTAATTTGTTTGATTTGGCATTATTGTTGATAACAAGACATTCGAAATTTTCAGTGCATTGGTCCATTACTTGACAAAACGATTCAAACGTGGGAAACATACCCGCATAATTTTCCCATATACGTTTTCTATTCGCAATATACGGTTCTCTCAATATAAAAACATAATCGATATTTGTTCTGAGATTAGGTGGTATACCTAACGGATATTGCATAGTAATAATTAACATAATTTTCCAGTGACGACCATTCATAAATAATAGTCTCATTAGCTTATCTTTTGTCCATTTGTTATCATACAAACAATCATCCAATATCACAAATGCTCTCGGGTCTATATTGGTGCGTTTGTAAGCTTCCATCTCCTTCTTTATTTGTTTCAATACTGTTTTTTGACGTTTCAATATGTTTTCTATGATAGCACTGCTATATTCATCGTGTATAAACAACTTGGGCACATGTTCCGCAAAAAAACCGTTACCTGCTTCTGTACCAGAAATTACAGTTCCAATCGGAATGTCTTGATGATAATATAATAAATCTCTGACTAAAAAACTTTTACCGGTGTCTCTTCTCCCGATTAAAACTACGACCGGACCCTTGTTTTCATCTGGTCGAAAGCTAATATTTTTCATATCGAATTTTTTCATATCAAGCGACATATTTATCTTCTAAAAAGAAAAAAAATATGGTCGAAATACGAAACATACGACGAATGCCTGTTTTGATAATTTGATCATTCACACTTTTGAAGTATTTATTAAAAATTAGTTTAAATGAATTATTATATTTACTTTTAGAATAATAAAGAATGAACTTTTCATTGTATTATCGCAAAAATAAAAACGAGGAATTATTCAAAGCTTTAGAGAATTCTAACTTGGGAGTAGACAAATTACAAAACTATGTCCCTCTATACGAAAAATTCTTTTCTCTCAATTCAACCAATCATAACAGTATTAATCTAAACCAAACGTTATATGTTCATTCGATTGACCAAGAAATTACAACAAACACATTAAAAATGAAGGTATCTGACAATTCGAACAATATAATTAAAAAGGACGTTTTTTGTAAGTTTTCTCCGCTATTAGACCCATTAAAATACTTAACAGGTAAGTATGACTTATCAGGCAACGGTGGAATATCTTTGCCACAGTTTAATACGGTAAATTGTTTTCCTAAATTACAAGACAAAAATAATAGCGCCTACGTCGATTCATTCTTTACATATCTATCTAGTCAATTATTACATAATTATGGTTTTTTAAACGGTATTGATTATTACGGAGCATTTATATGTAATCAAGATAAGTTTCAGTATAATATTGTGGATGATATTGACTATTTGAACGAGAACGATTATTTTCATACAAACATGAATACTATGTATACCATTGAAAATGAAGAACATGCTACTATTTTTAATATTGACTCGCGAACAAATAAAAAGAGGTTGGTAATTAATGACAAAATAGATAAAATCGAGTTAGATTCATTTAATAATAACGTGTTTTCTGTTTTTACGGACAACCATGATAATAATAAATCCCAGTCACAAGTGTCAATAGAAAATAATGATATTTCAATAGTAACATTAACAGACACAACTTCTATACAAATAATAGACCTGAGTAATGTTTGTATTTATAATCACCCCTTAAAAAAATCTCAGTCTGTATCGTCGTCATCTACATTTAGTTCAAAATCATCAAACACGTCGATTGATGATGATACTGATACAAATTCCATTGATGATAATAATGATCATGAATGTGACACTTATGATAGTGTTGGGAATAAACATCACAATGATGATGATGACGATGAGGACGATGAGGACGATGAGGACGATGAGGACGATGATATAATTTGCTCTATTTTTAATTTCCCGGTTCAAATGATAACCTTGGAAAAGTGCGAAAATACATTAGATTATTTGATGGACAATGATTTATTAGAGGACCATGAATGGACATCATGTTTGTTTCAAGTCATTATTGCCTTGTCTGTATTTCAAAAAGCATTTTCATTTACTCACAATGATCTACACACCAATAATATAATGTACATAGCTACTGAAAAACAGTTTTTATATTATACATTTAATAATATTACATATAAAGTTCCTACTTATGGAAAAATATATAAAATAATTGATTTTGGCAGAGCTATTTATAAATTCAGTGGTCAGATTATGTGCAGTGATAGTTTCCACCCAAAAGGCGATGCGGCATCACAATATAACTGTGAACCATATATAGACGATAATAAACCACGTTTGGAACCTAATCCTAGCTTTGATTTATGTAGATTAGCCTGTTGTTTATACGATCATTTCGTGGAGGATATATTTGAGGCCGAAGAAACTTTAAAGAAGAATAAAATAGCCAAAATGATTGCTTCGTGGTTAATAGACGACAAAGATAGAAATATTTTATATAAAACAACCGGAGAAGAACGATATCCGGAATTTAAATTGTATAAAATGATAGCGAGAACCATTCATAATGCCATACCATCAGTTCAGTTGGAAAATGATTTATTCAAAAAATATATCACAAGCAAGAAGAAATTAAACAAAAGCGTGAAAATAATGAACTTGGACAACATCCCACTGTTTTAGATGGAATATGTAACTGGTGAAAATGATACACGCATATAGTTGAAAAGGGATACATGATACATGAAATGTAAAAGATATTTAATATATATCATAAGTGATATGATATATATGATATTATACATTGAAAATGAAATTCATGTTAAAAATGAAATTCATGTTAAAAATGAAATTCATGTTAAAAATGAAATCAGATAAATATATAATGATACTTAAAAAGCTGGGTTGTCTACAAATGCCATGGTATTTTTCCCCCCGGACTTAATGTCTTTACTATCAAACTGGGAATACAAATATATTCCCATTATTCCCGCAAAATACACTAATAATGTTTCTCTTATTATAACTTTTAACGGCTTCTTATCTTCGTCTAATGTAAATTTCATTTCCAAAAACTTGAATAGAAAAAATACTACCGAAATTGCTAAAGCATATATAAATACTTCTGTCATTTACATTAAATACAAATAAAGTTAATGAAAATTTTACGAATTTGCTGATATACTTTTTTCTAAAAGAACGTGTTTTGTTATACTTTTTTCTAAAAGAACGTGTTTTGTTATACTTTTTCTAAAAGTATATTATGTCAATATTTCTATTTCCTCTAGACCAATCGGGATTTTATTGGTGATCTTTGGCCTTTCTAGGTCATGAACATCTAAATCTGTTAATTTTATTCTTTCGCCTATTTTTATCCTATCTTCTTCGTCGTCTTCGTTGTCGTGAGATGCTTCTTCTATTTTTCTTGCTTCATTGCGAACATTACTAATTTGTTGTAATCGTTCATTCGTCTTTGGAGCCATTATATTTTCAACACGATTATCAATACTTATTGATTCGTCTATATCGTTAAACTGGATGTTATCACTATATGTGGTAACACTATTTGTCTCTAATGGTTCTATAATCAAATCATCACTACTATCAATGTTGGGAATATTTTTAACCTCTTGTTCTTGTTCTTGTTCTTGTTCTTGTTCTTTTTGATCTGGTTCTTTTTGGTCTTGCTCTTGTTCATTTTCATTCTCCTCAATAGGCTCGGTTGATATAATTTCTTCACTTTCTTCTACCAATACGTCCTCTTCAATAGTTTCATCCAAATATACTTTTAAAATATTTTCAACTGGAATATTATCGCGAATAGAATTTAATATTTGTTCTTTTACTATTAATTCTAGTTCACGATTATGTTTCTGTATTTGAAGAGGACCTAGATTCTTCTCAAATAAATAAATATTTGTATATATTTTTCTAGCAGTATTGATATATACTTTATGAATAAAATCAGGGAAGGATGGAACGTTGATATCAATCTTCTTTTGTTTATTACCTACACGCATACATGTTAAACTTTTCAATTGAATTATATGAACACAGCTTATTAAATCAGTTAAATAACCACAGTTACTCTTTTCCGTAATTCGTTTCGTCTCCTCCTCTATAATGGAGGGATTCCATTTGGGAATTCTTGCTAAAAAATTTTGAAACGTCATTAAATATTTTTCCTGTTCGTCGTTTTCCTGGCATAGTTTCCAAGATTCATCAAATATAGATTTAAACCCCTCGATGACCAATGGAGTTAAAATATTAATCAAACGAGCACACCACTCATTTCTAGATTCCTGTAGACTTGATACTGAATAGTCGTCCATTTACATAAAAGATATATTTTCTAATGAGTAATCTAAACGCTTTAATACAAAATGTAGCATACATGACATTAATAATCGTTCTTCTCTAAATTCTCTCTTTATTTTCTGAAAAAATACTAAATATTCGTATTTTTTTATTTCATCGATTTTTAACTCTTTGATATATTCAATCAAATCTAATGTACTATATCCTCTCTCATATAGTGTCTCGCTGATTTCAATAATATCGTTTTCTTTTATTTTTTCGAAATCAGTTTTAAATTTTGCTTGTTTTTGCTTATCTTGTTTTATAGTAGAAAAACACTTGTCTAAATTATACTTGTGTAGATTAATTGGTTTTCCATTGACGATCGGTTCTGGAATAAAAACCTCACAAAATCGCGAGAGAATCGGTTTTAACAGCTTGTATTTATCATCTACTATGATAAAAAATCTGGTAGAGTGACTAAATAGTTCAATACATCTTCTTAGGGCTGATTGAGCATCAATGGTTAATTTATCGGCATTCAATAAGATAATGCTTTTAAATATACGCCCGTCTTGTAAATTTATGTTTGTTCTAGCGAAAAATTTCAATTCTTCACGAATGAACTTAATGCCTTTTCCATGCGCACAATTGACTATCATCACGTAATTTTTCATGTAGTCTGTCTCGTTTTTATAGACCTCTTTTAAGAAGTTAAATAGGACGGTTTTTTTACCTGACCCGGATGTTCCATGAAATATTAGATTTGGTATTTTCTTATTGTCTATGAAATTGTTTAATTTTTGAACTGTATTTGTGTGAATTGGTAGTGACATATAATACATTATTTATGTCATTACCTTTTAATTCTTTTTAATAGGTTATGTATTTAGTGATTTCAGTATAATCTCGCATATTTTTATGTTTATTATTATAAATGATAACTGATGTTGTTAGTGATACCAAGAATATTACTAATATGAAAATATTTGTATCTATTGCTTGCTTTATGGATATTGATATCATAAATACAATTGACGATTGTTTATTAAAGGCTACACATCCAGAAAATATAATATTTGGAGTATGTCTTCAATACGATCCTTCAGACAATTTTTTTGAAAAATATGATAATCATCCTCAAGTTAAAACAGTAAAAATACACTATACAGAGGCGAAAGGACCTACGTACGCTAGATATATTTGTAGTAAATTACTATCAGATGAAGAATATTTTTTACAGATAGATTGTCATACACGGTTTTTTCAAGATTGGGATTATATTGCTATAAATAATTGGAAAATAGGTAATGATGAAAAAGGAATTTTAACTAACTTTCCTATATCTATATCACGAAAAAACGAATATTTAACTTGGCCATTAAATAAATCGACACCAAAGTTTCAATCTATATCCATGGAACATATTAAATTAGGATCTGTTACATGTGGAACACACAATAATGATAGATTACATAATACGTATTATTTAAGTGCTGCCTTATTATTTGGAAAAAGCTCATTTATAAAAGAAGTTCCTTATGATCCAACCTTAATTTATAGTTACCAAACCATAGAGCAACAATTTTATGCTATACGATTATTTACTCATGGGTGGAATTTATATGTACCGAATCAGCATATTTTAGCCACTAGTTATGAGAGAACTCCACATTATGACGTCAATAATAAAAGAATATATGCTCCTTCTAATTTAAATAAATCTAAATCGGTATGGAAAAGAGTTTTATATTATTATGGCTTATGTACAATTGAGGAATTAGATAATGATATGAAAAAAGATATCTCTTTGTATGGATTAGGTCCAAATAGAACATTAGAAGAATATTTTCACATTCATGGAGAAGAAAACGTAATTGAAAAATTAAAAAAGGGCTCTTATTATAAAGATAACACTTGGCACAATATTAACACATATACATATGAATGTAGTAATCCAATCTTTAATAGTATTATTAGTGAAAATAATTCATTAAAGATATCTTCATTAGAGAATAAAACAGATTTTGTATGGAATATTAATCCCAAAACAATAGACCATAAATTACAGCATTATCCTCAAGCATCAGTTGCTTTTATTGATAATAAAAAATCATTTTATCAATTGTTGAAGGAAAATAATATTACAAACGGAGTTCCAAAAACATATTTTCATGTAGATGAATTAGAAGAGGCTTCTAACAAAAATTATTTTTTAAAATATGCCGGAAATAATGGCGGAAAACAAGTACATATGTATAATAATATTACAGATATTAAAAATCATGTTCTTAATGATAACAGACCCTACATAATTCAAGAAGAAATAGAAAATATGATATTAATTGATAAAAAAAAATTCGTAATCAGAAATTGGGTTGTAATAATTAATACTGAATTTTACTTAACCAGTAATGGTTGTTGTATTATTCATCTCAATAATTATGACAAAACTAATCTTGATAGAATGTCACATATTGAACATGATATTTCAAAAATAGGATATCAACGTTACAATAAAACAAGTTTTTATAGAAATAGTTTTGAAAAACTACAACATATTTTAAAGGAAATGTGTAATACAATTACAAATAAATTATCTTTCAAAGACAATTGTTTTCAAGTATTAGGATTAGATATTATACTTGACGATAATAATGATCCTTATGTAATAGAAATTAACTCATGGCCTTGTATGAATGTTCCATATGGTGAATATAAAATATTATTACATGAATTTTTTTCTCATTTTTTATCTGATATTGTTATTAAAAAATTACGTAATGAACCTATCATAGAAAATGATTATTTTATTAAAATCTAATATTTATTATTTATTATAACTTAGTTATACTTACTTTATTACCAAACAAAACTGATACAAATATATATTAGAAGGAATTTATATAGGATAAATTTTACTATACTCTATCTTATTTTCCTTGAAAAAATTGGATTTTACAGTATACGTAGGATTATCTTTTGTTTTACCCTCTATTTCACTACAAAAAAATGTGATTATCACACATCTCGACCCATTTGTCACTTGATTCACTTTATGACTACAAATCCCTGGAAAGATTAGAGCGCAATTTGCTTTCGGTTTTATTTTCAAATTATATTCGGGTAATTCAAATTCACCACCCTCGTAGTTGTCATTTAAAAACAACGACATGGCGTATCTTCTATGTTGATATGGACTAGGAGTATCACGATGAGCATGGAATCTCCCATTTGTTTCCGCGTCATAACTACATATTTTATACAATTCTCTATAATTTACATCGAAGTTGAAGATTTTTCTTATTTCTGGAAACAGTGATCTCGATAGTTTATTATCAATCTCTATTTCCAATTGCTTGTCTGGATGTAGATGATGTCTATTTTTTGTTGAAGTATTATGTGTTTGGTGTTTATTTACATTACTCTCGTAATATAGTTGAATTTTGGATAACAATAATGGGCTTAGTACATTTTCTACCAATAAATATGGTATATTATGAGTTGTATATGGGTTTGGCTCTAATCGTATCGTATGAAAAGCCTCTATTGATTCTAACTGATATTTTGTATATATTTTTCTGTTTGGTGTTAGCAAATAAATAAAAACGTCCGTATCAACATGTGTTTCGACACCTTCAAATAAATTGTATAACTTCAAGTCTTTACAGCAAATCGATTTTATACTTTCAGACGGTGTTCCTTCCCGATACAATATTATGTTGTTAAATCGGTTATCGCAAATATATTTACATACATTTTCTACATTTTTTACAACTATGATCATAAATTCTTTGTCGTCTACAAAGTTATGTATTTGTTTTTCTGTACCATTCTGAAATTGTAAAGAAACGAATGGGAAATAGTCTCCTTCTTCCAATTTATATATTGACACATTACTTTGTGGTAGAGTTAAAATATTATTTGTTTGTTTACATTTATTTTCATTGCTTACTGTATCTACATTTGATATAGATAATATGTTTGTGTTGTTATTATTCGTAATATAATAGTTAGGATTAAAGTCTGAATATAATCTCTTTGAATTACATTCTTTAAACCATAAATTAAAAGCATATTTTTCTCCTTTTATTACTGGCATACCGGCATGTTCTGATAAAGGGTGTTTTATGTTCGTTCCAGAATATGTATTTTCGAATACCAATAATTTCCCTTGTTTTGGTAAAACATTTACATCTATTCTATTTAATCGTGTAGAACCACCTTCTTCCACATCATTTAAATATACTAATGCTGTTTTTAACCGTACCCCACCATATTTCATACATCGTAGTGTTTTTTCTGACCCATCATGTTCCCAACTATCATAATGATTGCGATATTCCGCATTTATATCATAATATATCACCTGAAAGGCTTCTGCATTTTCTAATGGAATACCAACTACACTGGCTATTTTTTCACCAATGCTCTTCGTAATTTCATCATGATCGTGTTGAATCCAAGTATTTAAACTCGTTCTACCTATAGATTCAATTCCTTGCTTTTCGTTACTTACTAAACTACGTTTCATCAAATGTTTTGATATGTTAATCATATGATTACATTCATCTGGTGTTAAACAATTCTCTATTGTTAGCACTAATGGATTGTGACTGTGTACAACATCTCTATTAATGTCTCTTGTTTTAGTTTTGTCTACACTTACAATATCCATTATAAATATAAATATTAATATAGTGTTGCTTTTATATTAATATTATTTTATTCGTATACTTTTTTCCTTTTCTTTGCTTATTATTTTTATGTCTCTATTTTTGTGAATAGCTTATATAATGAATGTATTTAATAACTGCCCAAACTCTTGGTATAAGGATTTTCCTTGAACGCAGTTAATATATCAGGATTAATTCTTTCACAATCTTGACAATTGTCATAGTATTGAGGCATATTGATTTTGCCGTATGTTTCCATCGATGGAATGGTATTGTTTATACCCCCATTTCCATTTCTTACCCACATTCTATTATTATTTCTGTCTGCTTCGTTCTTGTCTATTTGAATTCTTTGGTCATGGTTTAACATGGCCATGCCTCCTTGATTCGGCCTATTCACATAGGTCTTGTTTACATTATTTCGCTGATTATATGCCGCATCATATAATGCCACCCCTGTGTTCATGCCCCCATCACCGTAATATTCACTATTGGTAGTATCACGTTGTTGTTCTACAGATTGTTGTTCTGATACTTTATAACCACCGTCTTTCTGTCCCTCGACATTCAAGTGATTATTATCTAGTAGCCCCTCCGTCGTTTCTCTAATAGTAGTTGGTGTACGATCCGCAGGATTAAATACACGAGGAGCATTTACTGTCATTTGAACATTACCTGTCGGATTAATATTTCCAATGACATTTTCTTTCCTTGAAGGCCTTAATATGTCCATTATTGGAGCTACTGCCGCTTTCATAAATCCATTCACTATGCCAAACCCCGTCTCATTTTGTACAGTGGAACGATTATTTGGTAATATTTTGTAACCATCTATACCATAATCTCCTGAACTTGCCTTACCGTTTCCTCTAGCACTTGGATTTGTAATTGGATTAGCCTCTAATTGCGGTCTTTTAGGTTGTTCGTGTTCGCTTGGTGTATACATTTTAGTACCAGACGGGTTTGAATCGGCTCCAAAATATTGTCTAGATGTGGTTGATCTGTTCACATCTCTGTCTACTTGAATAGCACGAGCGGTTTGTCCTTTTTCTAAACCCGTTGTAGTTAGCCATCTGTCTGGAGTGTTGATGAAATAGGTATCTGGTAAGTATTTTTCTACCTTTCCTTGCGTCTCTTTTGTGGCAGGGGCATTATTATAGTAATGGGCAGGACCTTCATGATTTGCTAAACCAAATGTCATTTTTGGATTGGTTTCTGTACGTAATTGGTCCACGTTTCTATCAGTCCATTTTTCTCTAGCCGCCATACCTGAATTAAATCCCAATTGTCCATCTGTTCCATATCCAGCATCTAGACCAGGTGCTACCTTTTGTTCGTCCCACAATTTTACATTCGACATCTTTGAGCCAGGCATTACTCTAGATTGATAAAAATCACTTTGATTGGGGGCACCATGAGCATAACGAATATCCTTTTGAGGAGTAAATAATGGGGCTTGTTCTTGCTTTCTTATTTGTTGACTACCCGACCCTATCATATTATCCAGGACTGTTTCTGACAGATTAGGATCTTGTGTGCTCCCTCTTGACTTTCCACCAAAAAAAGGGGCCATGTTATTATGCTTAAAATTGTTCTTACTTACATTCTCTCCCGTTAAACTTGTGAAATTATTTGTTTTTGCTACATTTCCAAATTGGTCTGGACCGTTTCTATATTCTTGATAAGCAGATGGTTTAAAATAACGATCTGTTACTATATTTGGATCTCTATATATGTTTGGGTTGTTATTATTCACTGGTGTTGTTTTTGGATAATTAATAGGCAATGGTTCATTATTGGGCAACGAATTTACAGGTTTCCCCATATTTTCGTAACCTTCTTTTTTTTGTTCTTGGTTTGATGCTACATATAATCCTCCTAATGCTAATAATGGTACTGCTAATTCCATATTTGTATATATGTTATATATATTTTATATTTTTATACATAACATAAGATAACTCTTTGTATTTTTATACATAACATAACTCTTTGTATTTTTATACATAACATAACTATTTTATTCGGTCCTACAAACTAATTACTATGTATGTCATTGCTTACGCTAGTGCTTATGCTATTATTTCCATCATATATTCCCGCCTAAATAAACATTACACAATTACCATGTTCTAAATAACAACAATATATTTATTAGAGTCTTATACTGAACCGCACGTCTTTGTATAAGAACAATTATTTACATTCACACCTGAACCATACTCTGTAAATACATTCGATGCTAATACATTGCTATTGTTTGAAGGAATACATGGGACTTTTGCCACAAAATGGTCCTTCTCTAAAATTCTTGTATTTAAATTGTTTTGAAATGGAATACACGTGTTTTCTTGGGGATTTAATGGGAGAATATAGTTGTGATTTTGTTCTAAATCTCTATACCACCAAGCTGGATTTGTCACTCTTGATTGTTCCGTAAATGGATTACATGTAGAGTATTGAATTGGCGATGTTTTTACATCTGTCTTTTTATAATTATTGCTTTCGCAATCCTTTGACAATGGTCTTGTTAGCCCAAGTAAATCACTTTCTAAATTAATTGTATTTGTTTGTAAGTTAGCGCCCCATTGCTCCATTCGGATATGTGGATCATCCATAAAACAAGGGTTTTCACCCCATCCTGGCTTATTCATCATATATCGTCCAGGTCCAGTGCTTTCCTGTAATTGTTTTTTTATTCTACATGGGTCGTCGTGAAATCTGGTAAATGACATTTATACTTATATATATATTATATTTTTATTTACACTAAATGTATACATAGATAACACATAGTTTTGTATACGATTTAAAAACAAACATCTTTTTACTTATAATATTATGAATATTAGTATAGAAAATAGTATAGAAAATAGTATGAATACTTTTGATACTAATGTGAATAAAACGATATGTTTAAATATGATTGTTAAGAATGAATCTCATATTATTGCGTCCACATTACAAAATATTCTTGACCATATGCGAATTGATTATTGGGTAATTTCAGACACGGGTTCTAGTGACAATACTATAGAAATTATTACCACCTTTTTTCGCGACAAAAATATACCAGGCGAACTATTCATAGACGAATGGAAAGATTTCGGTCACAACCGCACAAAGATGTTGGAACACGCATTTAATAAAACCGATTATGTCTTTATTTTTGATGCAGATGATTTAATGTGTGGAAATAATATGTTATCGCCTAATTCATCCTCTATCCTAACAAAAGATGCTTATTACGTTCCCTTTGAAAAACCAGTATCTTACCATCGTCTTATTTTGGTATCTAATCGTATGCGATGGAAATACGTTGGTGTATTGCATGAATATATTATAAATATCGATCCCCTCACGACCCAAGACTATTTATCTGGCGATTATTATATTAATTCGCGACGGTTGGGTAGTCGAAGTAAAAATCCGACGAAATATTTAGATGATGCTATCACCTTGGAAAATGCCTTCCATACTGAAACAGGAGATATTCAGTTGAAAAATAGGTATGCGTATTATTGCGCACAAAGTTATTTAGATGCTGGAAAGCATGAAAAAGCCATAGAATGGTATGAAAAAACACTTACCCTTGATTATTCAGTTCAATATAAATATAGTGCTTGTATTCGAGCAGGAGACTGTTACAGATTTCTAAAGAAACCAGACAATGCTATTAAAATATGGGGAAAGGCATATGAGTATGATAAGGAACGTCCAGAAGCCATTTCAAATATTATGGAGTATTATTATAACATTGGACTACATTTTATGGTGACTTCATTATATAATCAGTTCAAATCACGTGTCGATTTTGATATTAGTGAAGAAAAGTCCAAAAGCAAAATTTTTTTGGATTATTCTAAATTTCATAATATTCATTATTATAGTTCTATATCTGGGTATTATTGTGATGATTTTCTCTCTGCGTATGAAGCTTGTAAATATTTATTGTTACATAATACAAACACTCTTTATCTTGAAAACGCGATTAGTAACTTGAAATTCTATTCGGCTCAATTGAGACAAGATACGAACGTGAACGCCTTGTTACTATTTTTCGTTGATTATTTGTATGACACACATAAGCCATTGCCTGTAAAAAAACAAGTGTGGGATCTCTCGAAAGAACTGCTAAAAACAAATTATGAGAATGATTATCTTGTGCTTAAAAATATGATTGAATCCGTGTCTCAGTCGTCTAATATTGATAATATTGATAAAAATATTCGGTATCAGTCGTCTAAGAAAATTCTCATCTACACCGGGTGGATGACGCATTTGTGGAACGATTCTCATCTTACAGAAAAAGCATTGGGGGGCTCGGAAAGAGCAGTCGCCTATTTGTCGCGAG